AGGGCGGCATCGGCGTCCTGGAGTGCGAAGTCGCACCCGTTCACGCCACGCTCTACACGCAGCCGGCGGCGGGCGAGCCGGGCGTCTTCGAGCCGCCGCCCGTGGCCGTACGCGGGGCCACCGTCGGCGCGCTGCTCGACACGCCCTTGTTACGCGACGGCGACGCCACGAACAACAACGGCGTCGGCCTCTATGTGGCCGCACGACCCCTGCGCGCCGATGCGGGGCTGGCCTGGAACGGGGCGGCGCTCTATCGCTACCAAAATAACCAGTGGCGTTTTCTGGACGCCATCCCGACGGCCTCAACGATGGGGCGTGCTGCCTCGGCATTGGGCGATTTCACGCCGGCCAGCGGGCTTGACCGGGTTAATTATTTTGACGTTGACCTCTACGACGCGGAGACGCTGGAGTCCTGCACGGAAGAGGAGATGCTGGGCGGGCAGAACGCATGTCTGTTGGGCGACGAGGTGTTGCACTTCGCCTCGGCGGTGCAACAGTCGGGCTACTCGAACCGCTGGCGGCTCTCCACTCTGCTGCGCGGCGTGCGCGGCACGGAATACGCCAAAAATGACCACGTTAGCGAAGAACGCTTCGTGCTGCTGACGCCGGCAGTCGTATTCGTGCCGCTGGATTTGGCCGACCTCAACACAGAATATGACTACAAGCTGGTGACGAGCGGGCAGGACTTGGACGAAGCGGCCACGCTCGCCTTCACCTGGACGGGCGGCACAGCCAAACCCTTGGGGCCGCTAATAGCGGGCGAATGGGACGAGGCGCAAGAAAACGTGCTGATTGCCCTCACGCCGCGCGCTCGTGTGGGCGGCGCAGCATTCGCGCCCAATTTCGCCACGGTGGCAGGGTTGCAGCGGTTCAGGGTATTTATTCCCGACGCCGCGCCGCCGCGCGCGCAGCTCATTACCGCGCCGCTCACGCAAGACGCTAGTCTGACTCCGGACCCGATCAACAGTGACCCGGCTACGCAGACCCACAATGTGGGGCCGCGCGTTAGCGCCGAAAACAGTTTCGTGCAAAGTTTGTGCGCTCCCGGAGCGACGGACGTGGCAATAATCGGCCTGCGCTCGTATTACGAGACGCCAGCCTCCGGGCTGGTAGAATACTACGTTGACGTGACGGCCAATGCGCCGGACGGTTCGATTGCCGTCGCCCGCAAAGTTGAATACGGGGTCGGCGCTACTATTATCGGCACGAAAGAGTTAGATGACCCGTCGGGGCTGGGCAACCCCATCCCCGTTAAGGCGCGGATTGAACTGCGAGACGGGCTGCCCTACTTTTACGCCGATTACGAGGACGGCGACAGCGAGGCGTTCGCCGCCGGCACGCAGCCGGTGGACGGCGCAGTCACGTTGTGGCCCTATTTCTGGACGACCAACGGAGCGAGTATTACCAATCCGCGTATCCGCGCCGGGCGGGTCACCTGGCTCTACACGCTTGAGATGCGCGAGGCCGACGGCACGGAGGGGTTGGGCTTGGGGGCGTTGCCCGTAGAGGCGTGGCAGGAGTCTGAAATAGTAGGCGAAGGCTACCACACGGAGGCGGTAATTTGAGGGTTTGGGGGGCTGATTATGGCGCGAGCAACCAGAATTGACCGGGGCGTTATCTATCCGGCTGACAAATTCACCGAACTGCTGACCGGCAACCTCTACCCGGCGGCCGGCGGCGCTTCGACGTTGGCGCTCAACAATACCGCCAACCAGACCTTCGCACCCGAAGCCGCGCCCTGGGCCTATCTCAAATTGACCGGCACGCTGACCGCCGCGCGGACGATTATTCTCACGCGCGACGAGGCCAGCCCGCGCGTGTTCACGGTCGAGAACGCCACGTCGGGCGGCTACGCGGTGACGGTCAAAGTTACGTCTGGCGGAACGGGCGTGACGGTGACAAACGGCAGTCGCGGCTGGTTGGTGACGACCAACGGCACGGATGTAACCGATATTACGCCAGCGGGCGGCGGCGGCGGGGCGGTGGATTCCGTGTTCGGGCGGACGGGCGCAGTTGTTGCGGCTACGGACGATTATACGTGGGCGCAGATTAACAAGACCACGAGCAGTTTGGCTGATATTGCGACGCGCTCCGCCTCCGACCTGTCCAGCGGCACGTTGCCCGACGGGCGGTTTCCGGCCACGCTACCGGCGGCCAGCGGGGTAAACCTCACGGCTTTGAACGCCTCCAATCTGGCGAGCGGCACGGTAGCCAGTGCGCGGTTGCCGCCGAACGTCGTGTACGAAACTGGAGCTCAGGATTTGGCGGATAAGAATCTCGTCTCGCCTAGCGTGGAAGGCGCGATAGCCTTTGAGGACGGCGTAAGACAGACCTTCAACCCCAATGGCACGACGCCGGGCTTGAACGTCGGCAGCCATGCCGCCGACCCGTCCGCGCCGCAGGACGGCGATTTGTGGTACGAAAGTACGAATAAATTGCTGCGGGCGCGTATCAACGGGAGTACTGTGTCGTTAGGGGCGGGCGGCGGCGGCGGCGCAGATACCGCCTTGAGCAATCTGGCGAGCGTCGCGGTGAATACCAGTTTGCTGCCCGGCACGGACAATTCGATTGACTTGGGAAGTTCGGCGAAAAAATGGCGGCGCGGGTATTTTGGCAGCGGCGCGGCGCCCACTCCGTCAGTCCAAATCGGCGAAGACACGGGCCTGTTCTTAGTCAGTAGCGGCACGCTAGGCTTTGCCTTCCAAGGCGCGCGTTATTGGCAGGGCAACTATCAAATGTTGAATATCGAGCGCGACGACGGCAAAATCCGCATTGGGGCTGGCGGCGGCAACGACGTGGATTACACGGCGGATAACGCCGGAAGCGCGAAAATCTCACCATCGAGCGGGAAAGGCTTAATTCTTACCACCGGTTACTTAGAACTAACAGAGATGACCGCGCCTTCCGCGCCCGGCGCAAATGGCGGGCGGTTGTATCTGGAGGATAACGGTAGCGGCAAAACCCGCTTAGTGGTTGGGTTCAACACGGGCGCGGCGCAAGTTATAGCGACTGAGCCGTAAGATTAGGGGAGTTATGGCAAACATAAAAGACATTAACAATTACGCGCATGTAATTGAAGCTTACACCGACCCAGTGACACAAGCGACGTACCCAGAAGCGGCGTTTATTTTGGGTGAATTTACTGTGCGGACGAGTGATAAATTGATTCGCGTCAGCCGCGCAGTTTACGCCTCTGTTGAGGCGTTCGAGGCGGGAGCTTTGCCTCTGGGCAACGTTCAGGTGCGTGAGTTTCGTGATGCGGAGTTTGACGCTCTAGTAGCGGCACAACCCGACTTAGTGACTCAGATTCAAGTGACGGCAATGGCATTGACACAATGACGCAGGAAGTTGAAAAACCGTTGCAGACTCGGCTTGCGGAGCGTATCGCCTATATTCAGTCTCGTAACGAGGCCGTAAAAGCGGAATACGCCGCCTTGCAACAGCAGGCGCAGATGGTTCAAGCGCGTTTAGTAGAACTGGACCGGGAATTTTTCGGCAACTCGGAGCGATTATCCGAGTTGCATGATTTATTAAGAAAGGATGAGTCGCCGCTAATGCTTGAAGCTGAATGAGACCATACGTCGTGCCGGGGCATGAATCGTTAAATCATGTCTTGGGGAATGCCCGGCGCGGGCCGCGCTGATAACCGAGCGCACCGGCGCGCCGCGCAGTTCAGCCGGAAGCGTCGAGTTCCTGGAAAGTCCATGACGCGGTGTACTCCAGATGTTGGAAGATTTCGGCGATGCCGCTCACCTGTTTGAGGCGCAGCACTTCGTCCGCCTCCATGCCCAGGTGAAGGGCAATTTGGGCGTCCGACCAGCCTAACTGCACCAACTCCACGACCAGATAACTCATCGGTTCCACGCCGTGCACGCCGCGCGCCCGGTTGTGCCGGACGGTGCTTGCCATGCGGGATTTGAGGTCGCGTTTTTCGTTGCGAATCTGGGTGCGCGGGATGCGCCCGTAAGTTGAACGGCTGATGAGGTTATCGCTGCGTTCGGCCTTCCGCCGGTGATAACCGTCAACAATCTTGATAGCCGCGCGCGGCGCGCCGCCGGCCTCCGCTGGGATTTGCTCCTCGCTGGTGACGATGGGCATAGTGTAGCCATCCTCGCGGATGGAGTGGCGCAGCAACTCCATGTTGCGCCGGTCAACGTGATTGGGATTGTAGTCGTTTGCCTCGAGGTTAGCCGCGCGCTCCCACACCACCAAATCCACCGGGTGATGGCGCAACGGGGACACTGCGTGCAGCTGCCCGCGAATAAAGTTGAGCAAATCAATCTGCGCGTCCACGTCGGGCGCCGCCTCAATCGCCGTGGTCAGCACGGCCAGAGCCTCTACAATTCGTCCATCCATTGTTGTTTCCTCTTTATTGCCGGGTCCGGCGCGTTGTCAATTTTGCGCGAATTAGTTAGGTCGTGGATTTGAATCTGAGCGACCTGTTGCCGCGCGACGTATTCGTTGTCGAGTTGCTGGGCAAAGCGTTCGCGGAAAATCTCCGCGTGTCTGCGGTCGGGCAGCGTCACCAGTAAAAAATCACGATAGGCGGCCCAAGTGTCGAAGGCGCGGGGTAATTTGCGCGCCTGGTACATCCGCCCTTCGTCAGCGTAGAGGCTGGCCGTTTTGACGCCTTGGGCGCGTTCCAGCAGGGCGTCGTACAGTCGCGGCTCAAACTCCTGTATGTCCGCCAGACAGCCGAACGCCTTGCGGTTCATCAGGCTACTGATACGCATTTCTTTCAAGGAATAACCCTTTTTCCAGAAATAGTCGTACATTTTGTTGTAGCGCAGATGGTTGCGCCCGGCATACACCCACAGGTCGTGGAACGTCCAGTCGTAGAGGGGATAGTATTTGACGCCGCCCCAGCGGTTGCGCGTGCTCCATGGGACGCCCTCCACGCCAGGGTGTCGCGTAACGGCACGGAAGCGGTTGAGGCTCTCTTCAGCGCGCAATCCTATCAAATGCGCCGCATCTTCGGCACGGAACATTTGCTCCATGCATTTCATCAGGCCGTAGAAGCCCATTTTGTGCTCGGCGGGAAATGAATACGGCACGTCGTGCGGCCAGGTGATTTCCTTGATGCTGACGCGCTTGTAGGCCCGCAGCCAGCGCCCACGCTCCGCTGGATTCCAGGGTTGCAGCCAGTATTGTTCGTGCGAGATGGCCGTCGGCAGAATGCCGTGAACCTGAAACCACAAAGGCACGACATACTCCAATTTCATTAGCTCTTCGATAAGCAAAAATGTGGAGTTGTACTCGAACTCCTGGTCAAGCCAGAAAGCGTAAATCTTCCGGTTGCGCTGGCGAGCGATTTCCAACGCCAGATAGAGCATCGTTACGCTGTCTTTGCCCCCCGACAGCGAGACGATGATTTTCTCGTGCCGGTCAAACACGAAGTTCAGCCGTTCAAGCGCGGCCTCATAGACGTTGAGGCGCGGATTGTAAACCTTGGCTTTCAGTAGCCGACGTTGTTGGGCGTCCGTCTGGTTCATGGGTTGGCAATCCCCTTCCAGTCGAACGCGGCGAAGGCGTTCAACTCTTCCAGTATTTGGATGGTGGCATTGGCGGCCAGCCGGTCGGCGCCCAACTTCGGATTAAGAAACAGGTGCAACGGGGCGGCGGCGTACTGCGCTAACTTATCGTAGAAATGTATTTTCTGGTTGATAATCGTCTCGTAGAAGACGACTGCGCTGGCGCAGTTCGGGGTCTCCTGATGGTAGCTTACTAAATCCGCTGTGAGCGGCACGCGCGGGCGATGCTGGCGGATGCCTTCCTCCCAGTTGTAGAAAATTAAGGGCCGGCCGCCCATCCCGGCCAGCGCCTGGCACAAAGCGGCGAACTTACTCTCGAAACGATTGGCGAAGCCTTGCAGGGAGGTCACAACCCGCACTTTGGGGTAGTTTTTTTCGTAAATGGCACGCCGTTTTTTGCTTTCATATAGGGATTGCTCCTCGGCTGTGTGTTGCCATGCGTGCAGTTCGTAACGCAGGGGCGCAAAATCGGTCTCCAGGTAAGGGCGCAAGTCCGGGTAAACCGCTTCGAGGCTGTTGGCCGCCAGCCGCCGGCCCTCGCGCTCGATAAAAAAACCGTCGTCATAGAATTGCTTGTGGTGATAGCGCGCCACGCCCAGTATTTTTTGCAGCACCCACAGATTGCGCCGGTCAAAGACGAAGGGAAACGAGTCGCACACCATGACGTTCTGCGCGGTAGCTGTCAGTTGGTAAATACGGTTGTATTTTGTGTTGTTGGGCGTGCTGTAACGCAAAGCGTTATAGACCACAACCATTACGTCCGGGTTGACTTTAGTTTGAAAATCGAGAAACAGGACGGCCTTGTTCATCTGCTCGAGGAAAAGATGCTCGTGCGGCACGGCCAAGTCTTGTAACACGGATTGCTCGGCGCGCGGCAAAATGACCAGACACTTCCGGTGCAACGCATTCAACGCATTGATGGCTGCCAGTTTCTGCGCGCGGCTGGTGGTAATTATCGCTCGTTTCATTGCTCCTCCGCTTCTTCCGCCGCCAGCCGCCAACGCCGGTTTTGCTTCTGTTTCCAGCGTTTGCCTTTTGTATGTTGACTGCCTTTCGGCGGGCCGGGCGTGAGCGGCGGCAGTCCGCGCAGGCTACGGTAATAGTTCGAGGGCGAAGCGCCCGTAGGCAGTTCGCGTTTCAACTCTTCTATCTCAGCCGGCGTGTGCAAGACCGGCACGACCTTTTTTTTTGGCATAGGTTCACCGCTTTCAGCGCAGAGTGCGCCCCGTTAGGCTTTCCCGCGCGGCTGAAGACATGGCAAGCGCGGCACGAGGCGATAAAAACACGGAGCCTGGTAGCTCAGGCGCGGCTCGCCGCCGCGAAATGTCCAGGCGCTGAAAATAACTTCGCGGCCTGCGTCCGTCGCCCGCGGCAGGCGGTCTATCTGCTCCAGGCCCAGATGTAGCGCGAACGGGTCGTCCGTGTTATCGTCAAACAGAATTTCGAGTGCGTCCGCCCGCTGCGCCGCCGGCCAAGGCCCGCGCGAAATCAGCACTTCGCGCCCCGTGCGGAACTCGTCCAACAAGGCCTCCTGCGCGCGCGGCACGAGCAGGCGAAAAGCGCCGGCATTAAGGCTCAGGTAGAAGGCCCCGTATTGGGCCCACTCCGTTTGCCAGTAGTTGGCGGCCCGGATGCGAGGGCCGTCATTTTCGATAATAATGCGATTCATAGTGTTCTTTCTTGGTCGCCACCGGCGGCAACGAGCGTAGGTTCGAGCCAGATAGTTTTGTGCGCGCCGCCGCCGCGCGGCCCGACGGCCTGTTGACGGAAGTGGCCGCGCCGCCAGTGCATACGCGGGCGGGCGCTCACGCCCGCCGCCGCACTGCCGGCAGAGCGCGCCACGCGGTAGTTGCGCCCGACGACGGTGGGTGTCCACAATTCCACGCCCAACTTTTTGTGCCTTCCGGCAGCGCGGCCCCGCTCCACCAGCGCAGGCCGCGCCTGCATCGCCAGCAGCAGGCGCAAAATTAACGCCTCGCACATCTTCAGGCAGCGCGCGTCGGCATCGTCGAGCGCTCGTATGAACAGACCCTCGGGCCGGTATTCGCCCATGAGGAGGTCATCGGTGTTGGCGTAGGGGCGCTGCGCCGCGCTGAGAGTGCTCTCCAAGATAGGGAAATTCCGCCTCCGGCGCAGCGCCGTGACGACGGTAAAGGCGTCGTCTAACAGGGCGAAGCGCGGGCACCCGGGCAGGGGAAAGACAAATTCGTCGCCGGCGCGTGTGCGGGCATAGGAGATAAAATCCACTGCGCCGGCAGTCGAGTGTTGAAGCCAGCCGGCGGGCAGGCAGAAAGTGGCTGCCTCGTAGGGCAGACGCATCGCGTTCCAGCGCAGACCTTCCGGCGGCGCGCTGGCCAGGGCCGCCTCGCACAACTCGCGCGTGGGGAAAAAGGCCGGAAACTGGTGCGCGGCCAGCCCCGCCGCCACGCGATAGACGTTTCTGTCCACTACCGAAGCATCCTGCGGCGCATCGCGCAGGAGCTTGACGCCGGTGGCGGCGGCGAGCGACGCCAGTTGCGGCAGGCCCCAGGCGTCGGCCTTTTTATAACGGCGGGGGTAAACCACCCGCCATAATTCCGGCTCTACTTGTGGCACGAGGTCGAGCAGTTCGCGGTAGCTCAGGCTATGGGCGCTCATCTTTTTCCGACTCCAAAACGGCTTCAAAACCGTTAATCCGGGCCTCCAGGTCCGGCGTGTGCGGCACGCGCCAGCCCATGGCGCCCGCGCCCCCCGTCCTGACGTTGTTGGCGGCCCAGTCCCCGCCGTCCGAACCGTTATTCTGGACGTACCAAATCCACTCCGGCCCGACGACGAACCAATCCCCGCCGCCGTAGATATTTTGGCGGTCAGTGACGGTTTGGCCAGGGCCAGAGCCTCAATCTCCTGCGGGTTGTGCAGACCGCCTCCGAGTTGCCAAAGATGCAAGGTTTGCGTGCCAAATTTGGCGTACTCAAAATACCAAGTCCGCCCGAAAAGTGACGCAGGGGCAACTATTTCTGCGCTCGCTACCTCCGCATATAGCTGCCCCTGTGCGCCATGAACATAGGTTATATTTTGCTCTACCATATTTTCTCTCCCTTCTGTAACTGATGCTACTGGACTGGTTATCTCCAATCTATATATATCTACGTAAGAATATGCCAAATGGTTTCAGGAAATTTATAAATTTCCTGAAAAATTTTACGCCGCGAGGAATCAGGCGGCGGGGTCGGTGTAGGCTTCCGGCAGGCGGCAGCGGGTTTGGTTGGCTGGCAGCCAGTAGGAGGGGCGAAAGCCGGAGAGCGTGCCTGTGCCGTCTCCTCGAACTGCCACCAGCCCGCGCGGGCGCGAAACAACAGGTGCTTTTGCCCCGTGACGCTGATGACCGCCACCTCCGGGTTCTGCGCGAGAAGGCGGCGCATCTCTGGCTTTTCGCCTTTTGTGAGCGCTCGCCACCTACCCCCGACGATGAAATGCGAGTAGGTGCGCATCTTTTGCGGTTTCTCCCGGCCCGTTAGCGATTGCAACAGGCGGCTCTGCTCCTCGGCGCAAAACAGACATGCGCGGCAGGCAATCGTGCCGCTGTGGAGCAAATCCCAATTCGTGAAAGAATCCTTCACCCATCGGGCAAACGGCGCGCCGGCAGACTCCGCGCCGCACAGACAGCAAAGTCCGGCCCGCTCGTCCGACGGCAGGGCCGGCGCGCCGGCGGCCCGCCAAAGCAATTCACTGACCGTTAAGGCTTGGCTCATCATCTTCCCCCAAAAACCGACTCCCACCATGCCGCGCCATTCGCGCGACTCCCAGGTTGAACTAAGCCATTGTTGCCGCTCCGGTGTCGTCATCCAGGCGCGCGGCTTAGGGACGTCATCGGGCGTGTACAGCCCATGAACGAAAACCTCCACTTTGACAATTTACGGCGTGAGGTTGACAACCTCCACCTGAATCAGCAAAAAGCCCTCGCGTTTATAATCCGCCGCTTCGTCGTCGCTCAACTCAAGCCACACCCAATCGGCGCTGGTCAAATTGTCGGCGTCATCAGCCACGCCGCCGGCAGCGCACCGGCGCAGATGGGGATGGCCTTGTCCGACTTCGTATTAGTCCACTTGTGACCATCTTACTTATCAAAAGGTCTAAAAAAATCCCACCCGGTAAGCGTCGGCGGTCAAGCGCTTGATAATCGCTTCGCCGTTCCCGCCGGAAATCGCATCCCACTTTGCGCTTAATGCGTCAAGCGTGAGATTCGACGTGCAAAGTAACTGATGGCTGTTCTTCCAAATGGCGTCTATGAGGTCAAAAAACTTCTCGTGCCGGAATGCCGTCGGGCGAACGTAGGCCACTTCATCAAGCAAAATTGTCCACTCGTAACCGCGTAGATTTTCGGGCAACACCTCCGCCACGAAAGGCTTGCCGTCGGCGCCCGGTTCGCTGCCTTGCATTTTTTGGTATTGGTTCAGCAAGTCGGCTACCGTTCCGGCCCACACGCGGCGATTCGTGTTTTCTACTGCGTGAACGTAGAGCGCATACGCCAGGTGCGTCTTGCCAGCGTCACGCGGCCCGGCGAAAAAGTAACTTGCCAGCGGTTCGCGGCGCATTTGGCCGATAGCGGCGGCTTGCCGTTCGGCAATAAACGCGGCGCGGGATTTATCGCTCACCAAATCGGCGCGGGGTTGCAACGCCGCCAGGCGCGGCGGTTGGCCGTTCACCCAAAACCGGCGTTCGACCCGCGCCAGCGCCGCCTTGATGCGGCGCTCCCGGCGGCAATCGCATTCGACATTGCCGCGTCGCCCGTCGCGCTCAATGAACCGCCAGCCGGTGTCGCCGCACGGCTCGCAAGCGGCAATCGAAGCCGGCGCGGAGTCCTGTGCCTGTTTTATTAGTTTCCGCACCTGGCGTAGCGTCGGGCTTTCACAAATTGCCGATAGTTTTCCCGGTAACGAACTGGATTTTGCTGCTAACGGGTTGTCCGTCGCTTCCGCTTCCGGGCTTGGTTGGACGAGTGTTAGTGGCATAATTTTCTCCACGCGCCTCAGCCGTGCGCTTGGCGGTTTCGAGAAATTTGACGTAAGTGCGGCAGGTCTGCGATTTGGCTTTCGTGACGAATTCCCAGGCCAGTTCGGCATGGTCAACTCCCTGCCACTCAGGATGCCAGCGCATGGCTTCGCGCCAGCTCTCGTCGGGGAAGTCCTGCGGACGGCGTGACCATTTGGAGAAAAAATTCAACACATAACCGTCGCCCGCGTCGCCCGCGCGCGCGCTGCTGGCTGGCTGGCTTGGACTGTTTTCCTTAGTTTCATCCTTATAGGGGGGTCTGGGGGGAGTGGCGCAAATTTCACCCTTTTGTGCGTCAAATTTCACCCCTTTTCCCGGTTTTGGGTGAATTTTTTTCACCCTTTTAGGTGAAATTTTTTCACCCTTTGGCACGCCTAAAGCGGCTATATTGAGGTGAAAACGGGTCTCTTTGCCGCGCCCCTGGCCGCGTTTGCAGACGACAATCCCCAACGTCTCAAATTTAGCCAGGAGCAATTGAGTGGTGCGTTCGGACTGGCGGGCTTTGGCGGCCAAAGTCGAAATAAAATACCAGCCGTCACCGTTATCGTCGGCCCAATCCGCGAGGGCCAGCAAGAGCAGCAACGCCCCTTTCTCGAAGGGCGCGTCGTTCCAAACCATGGTCATCAATGAAATGCTCATAGTTAAGGCGCGGCTACAAAATGTTCACAACCTGTGCGCGGCGGTCACTGGCGGAGCGGCGCGCGTTAAAAAAAAAGGTTTGGGCAAGCGTTGAGTGTTAAGCAAGCGCTTGCTTAACACTCAACGCTTGCCGATTCCCTCGCCGTCATCCAGTTCACGCGGCGACACGATTGTCCCGCGCGGCAGTGGAGCGTATAAAAAAAGTTTCAGCCGGTCATCGCACGGCCTCTTTAAGCGCGCCGGCGGGCCTGAACGAGACGGCGCGGTGCGCTGCAATGGCGATGGTTTCGCCGGTGCGCGGGTTGCGCCACTGGCACGCCGCGACATAGCGTAAACTGAACGTACCGAGGCCCGGTAGTCTAATCTTCTCGCCGTCGGCCAATTGTTCGACCAGCACGTCGGCGAGCGTCTTGAGGGCGTGCTTGGTGCGCGCCGCGGAAAGTCCCGTGTCTTCGGCGACACGGGCGATAAATTCTGTGGTTGTCATAGTTGTTCTCCATCTAGGTTAAGTGTTTAGGTTGGAGCGTTTACAATCTCCAACCGCCATTCCCGAAAATCGGGTCGCAAAATTGACACCAGCCCTTTTCGGCCTGATGCCGTGCTAAAATCGGTTGGCCTTTCCCTCTTCGTTGGGCGGCGCGCCGTCGCTGTGTTTGGCAGCAGGTGTGGATTGAGCAGCCTTGCCCATTTTGCGGTTGTCGCCTTGAACCCACTTTGCTATGTCGCACACCGACAACAAGCGCGACGACGTTTTCAACAGTGTGCCGTTCAGGGCGTTGAGCGTGGCGTAGTATTCGCCGACGGTGATGGAGTTTGGTTCGTACATGATTAAATTTCTCCTTCCGGCGCGCCAAAGGCGGTGGCGGCGGCCTCAAGTTCTTCGGCGGTCAGGTCGGCCAACGCGCGCCCGTCGTAGTTGGCGGCTTCCTGCGCCCACCAATCGTCGAGCGTCATTTCGGCTTCGGTCAGCGCGGCGTCGAGCGCGGCCAGAGCTACGGCGCGCTCGTGCCGCTCCCCGGCGGCGGCCAATTTGTCGCGCAAGAATTGTTCCGCCTTCGCCAATTCCTCGTCGGTGGCGTCGGCGAGGTTTTTCAACCCCTTGCGTTTGGCGCGCAGCATGGTTTCGAGAGTCTCGCCGGTGAAGGGCAATTGTTGCCCTTCACCCTGCCGGTTTTTGATGTCCAGCATTTCGCCCAACTCGTCCAGTTGCCGGCACAGTTTGAGGACCACGCCGACGCGGCTGTTGGTCGCGCCGGCGGCGGGCGGCTGGGCGCGCTCTACCGCCTGGCGGAATTCCGAAGGGGCCTGGGTCTCGCCCTGTGACATCTCCTCGCGCGTGTAGAGGCCCGACAACTCAGCCGGAAACGCCTTGCGTAAAGCCAACGCTTCAGCGCATTTACCGAGCATCAGGCGGGGCATCCGCGCCCACATCGCCGCCGGTTGGCCGTTTTTGTTCGTTTGAGCGAATTCGGCCCAATGGGCGGTGGCCGCGATTTCGTGCCACTCGCCGTGCCGGAAGCGTCTGACGAAGGCGGTGGCCGAGACCAGTTGGCCGCCTTCGTCGAACGTGAGTTCCGTGTCGCGTCCGGGCAGGTACTCGCCCGTCCGGTCGGCGATGAGCCGGTAGCCGTCAATGCCGGTCTGCACCGTCATCACTTCGCGCCCCAACCGCCCGTCGAAACGTTTGACGGCGTGAATCTGGCGCGCGAGGGGGTCCAGGCCGGTGCGGTTGACGAGGTGCAGAAACAGCCGCAATTCGCTGTCGGACACCCCTTTGGCGACCGTATCCTTGATGAGTTGAATCTCCTCTTGCTGGTAATCCGCCGGCGGCGGGGCCGGCTCGCGCACGGCTAAGGCTTGTGTTGCTTTCGTCATTGGTTGTATTCTCCCGTTAATTGAGGGTCTTTCCTCTTTTTCTCCGGGTTCGGGCGCGTCTTCTCAAGTGGCCGCGCCCGAACCTTTTCTCTTTCAATCCGCCACTTTATTGCTACTTGCCAGGGTTGCTAAAAACTCATCCAGGCGGGCTTCCCTCATCTCCGCGTCGGGCGACGGCTGGTAGCCGGTCTCGGTTTTCCCTTTTTCTCGTCTTTCTCCTGTGTGCGCCATGGCGAATTTACTCCTCCTCTATCCCCAAGCCCTGGCCCCGACGTTCCAGATGCCGTCGCACGTCGCCTTGCAGCGCGGCCAACGCGCATATCGCCTCAGCGATTTCCCGGTCTAACTCCTTCAATTCGGCTCTGGTGTCCGGGCGTTGCAGGACGCCCAACTCCACGTCCGATACCTCGCGCACGACTTGGCTCAACGCCTCGCGCCAGGGGCGCAACGGCGAGGCCGGGGACGCCCCTTCGCCGGCGGCTTCGTCCAGTTCGTCCGTCAGTTCCTGAAAATACTGCGCCGCCAGGCGGGCCGCACCGGGAGCGTAGCGGTGCAGCAGCCGGATGAGCCGCGCCGCCCGGTCGAGCGGGTTCGACTTGCCTGTGCCAGTGGGCGTGTCGTCCGTTTCCGGCGCGCGGCCCCACGCCCTCGCCGTCTGTTCGTGGACGCCGAAGGCGTGGGCGATAGTGTGCGTCACGCGCGGCGTCAGGGCTTCGGCGATAATCTCGTGCGTCTGGATAATCGGCATAAAGGGCAAGTCAGGGAAAATTGAACCTAGCCGCGCGGGGCGGCCCTCTGCTCTACTGTTCGGCGGCGGCGTCGCTCTTTGACAATCCGGCCAGCGCGCGGGCTTCTTGCGTCCGCTGCCAATGCTTTTCATGGAAGCCTTCGCGCACGGTGGCCGCGTCAACCTCCGCCGCCTCCTCCGCCGACAACGGTGATTTATCGAGCAAAGCCAGAATCTCCTGGCAGCAGCGACGGATAAACTGCAATTGTTCTTTCGTGGGTAAGCCGCCGCGCTGGCTGGCGGCCTCTTCCTCCGGGACGACCTCCGGCCAATCATCGGTTTCGCGTTTCATAGTTTGGTTTCCTCCACTCTCTGTGATTCCCGGCGGCGGCGCACCAGCGTGCGCCGGGCCTGCGGCGGGCGGCGTTCGGGCGCTCTGTTGAGGCGGCGTAAATGCTCCTCGACCTCGGCGCGGACGAACAATAAGGGCCGGTCGCTGACGCGGCGCAATTGGTCCGTGCCGCACTTGCCGTCCTGCACCGAGCGCGTTGAGCAGCCGAACCGCCGCGCCACCCAGGCGGCGTTCACGCGGTCGTCGGGCCGTTCATCCGGCGGCGCTAAAATAAAGAAGAAAAGGCTCATTTAGTCCTTATCGTTCAAGGTCGAAGGTTACGGGTTCAAGGTTTGACCTCTGACCTTTGACCTTTTAGCCAAACACGCGCCGCGCCGGGAATCGAACCCGGGTGCCATCCTAAGTCATCCCGCCTACCAGCCGGCGAGACCAGCCTCCCGCCAGGAGGCCCGCGCAGCGCAAAAGGGCAACCGGTGTTTCCTAAGCCCGACACGAAAGAAGGGGCCGTCGGCGCATCTCGCGCCGCACCATACCGGTTGCCGCCGGCCCTGACTTGAGCGGCAGGGCCGAAACTGAATTGTCAAACCTTCAACTCCTCCGCGCCGCTCGCCTGCCAATGCCGGCAGGCCGGCGATTTTAAGCGGATGTCCGTGCGGCAACTGTGGGGCCAGGGCGCTTTGAGCAAAGCGCACTTCCACCAGTACCAGCGCTTGACAGCGTGAACGCAGCTCTTACAGTTTTCGCCCGCCGGTCCCGTGCCGGGCTTCGCCGCGTAGCCGTTCGCTGTCTGCGGGGCGCGCCTTCCGGGGGAGCGTGACGGCACGGTGACCGTTACCGTCTTGCCGCCCAGCGTCTTGAATGTCACGGTGGTGGGCATATCTCAGTCGCGGCGCTCCTGTTTCGCGCGCCGTTTGGCGCATCTTTCGCATTCGCAATCGGGCCGCGTCATCAAAGCGTCCACCAAGGCCGCCGACAGAACCAAAAAGAATAGCGGCAAAATGAAAAGAGCGAGCAGCGGCAAGCGGTATAGCAGTCGCCAGTTGGATTCGTGGCGCGGCGCGGCGATGACCGCCGCCGCCGTGCGCTCCTCTTGGTTTGGGTCGGCAATGATTTCCGGCCAGTCAATAGCTTTTTGCATTTCGCTTCTCCCGTTCTAACCAGCGCGATGAGCGGCGCTTGGCATAACGCTTTAGTTCAGGTAGCGGCGGTGCGCCGCGTCGAGGCGTTGGCCGATGCCGGCGGCGACTTCTTCCAAGTGGGCGACGCGCACCGTCGGCCCCTGCCGCACGAATTCAACGATAAAATACTCCAGATGGAGGCCGAAGGGCCGCACCGGCCAGCACAGTAGCCCATAGCGTGACGCGCCGTCCGGCCAGCCAGCCCGGAGCGGGGGTTGTCGCTGCCGCCAACGCCTCCAAGAGACCGACGATGACGCCGGTGCGCGGGGGCGGCGCCGGAAACGGCGCAAATCTTCCTATCTGGTGTAAGAACATGGCAAAAGGATGAAGCGGCTCTTGGGTTGACAACTTGATACCAACGCCCATGCCGATTCGCTCAGTCCGGCGTATGACTGCGCCGCTTCAATGGCGGAGTTCGGAGTCGAACCGAAAAGTCAAAGGTGATGAGTCTTCGCAGCTACCGTCGCTTTCTCCGCGTCAAGGGCCGTCTCTCCGGCCACGTCCCCGCTTATCACTGCACAGTAGGCAAGCGGGCTACTGTGGGTTAGCGGCTCGGAACGGCGTCCGCACGCCTCCGCTAACACGGATGTCAAGAGGTTGCGCGAGATGCGGCGGCGGTTCCCAGAGGCAACTGGAGACTCCCCACCGCCGCGTCCCGCCGAACCACGCGGGGGAAACTCGCTCAAGCAACCCCGCGCGGTTCGTTTTCTCGCGCCCGCGCGTCCTCACCCCACGCGGGCGAATCCGGGTTTCAACTTGCTCTCCTCTTGGCCGGTCTGAAACGCCGGTCATAGCGGCGTCGCGTCGCCAGTTGTTTGCGCCACTGGCCGGCACTCGCGCAAGACCGCGTATTGGTGCTTGCAAACATGGCCCGCGTGGGCGTCGGCGCAGTTGCAGCTTGTCGCGGCGTCCGATTCGACGCGCACCGTGTACCAGACGCCGCTGTGTTGGGATTGCACGCGCCACGTTCCGCCTTCAACCAGGACCGGCTTGAGGTTGCGGCTGCGCGCCGCGCGGAGAGCGTCGGGGCTTGGCGCGCCGTGACCGGCGGCGCGATTCCAAATCGTAGCGTCGCGTTCGGCCTGTGTCGTCGGGCGCGTTTGGGGCGCGCTCTTGACGACGCGCATAATGGCTTCGGCGTAGTAAGTCCCGCGCCAACCCACCATCTCGTAAGCCGGCGCTTCGTCGTAGCCTTCAACCACCGTGCGGCCCCAGTAGTCCGTCGTGTAGCGCGGCTGGCGGCGGGTCGTGACGAGGTTGATTTCGGCAATCGCGGTTTCAAAGACGTCGGGCAGTTGTTCGGCCATAAATTCAACCACCGCGCCGGCTTTAAGTTGTTTCGTGTTGGTCATGTCGTTTTAGGTTCCTTCTCGGATAGCGAAATTGCTATCCGAGAAGGATTCTACAACTAAGTTGTAATTCTGTCAACCACGAATTTCAATGTAGTTGTAAATTTTCTACTTTTTCGGTATTTCCTAAGCCAAGCGGCCCAATACCGAAAAAGTTTAAGAGCGTCAACAATACATCGGAAGGTGGATTGGCGAAACCGTTTTCGTAGTTAGAGATGTCCGAGGTGCTACGGTCAACGACTTGACCTAGTTGAGTTTGCGTTAAACCTCGCGCCTTTCTCAACTCCTTCAACTTGCGCCCACTAAATGTGACTATAGCGTCCATGAGCACACTATACCTTAGTTGTAATGAAAATAGCAACCACATTGTAATTATATGAGCTACAATCTAGTTGTAATGATAAATGGTTTCGGTGTGTGGCTTCGGGAGAAGCGCAAAGCTCGTGATTGGACTCAAGAGGAGTTAGGCAAAAAGGCGGGCATTAGCATTTCGTATGTTTCCACTTTGGAGCGAAATCAACCGCATAGCATCACCGGAACGGAATTAAGACCGGCGTTAGATAAAGTTGACGCCATCGCCCGCGCTCTCGGCGTGCCTTTGGCTGAAGCGCGGCTGGCCGCCGGCTACGCTCCGCCCATCACGGCGGAGCAAGTGCGAACGCTGGCCAACCAGTTGGCGGAGAAGGTCATGGCCGCCGGTCTTGACGACCTGCAAGACGAAGAATTGCGCGAAGCCTTCATGCGCGACATGCAGACCATCGCGGAGAGTATGCTAAAAGGGCGGCTGCAAGAGCAGGAAAAACGCAGAGGAGCGAAAGATAAATGAGGGCGCAATTCATAAAACGGCTAACCTCTTGGTTATGTTGCCTGGCGCTGGCCGCTGTGGTGTGCGCTCAAAAACCGCGCCGCCCGGCGCAGAAACCGCCTGCGCCGGCCTTTGACACTCAACCCTTCGACACCTCCGCCGAAAACCTGCCCAAACGATACTTAGGCCATGACCTGGCCGGCCTCTGGTCGGCCTTAATCAAACAACAAGCCAAGTGGCAAAAGGATAAGTACGAGACGACGGCGGAGTATCAAAGCCGCTTGGACAAGTTGCGCCGGCAAGCCGCTTACGGGAAGGTGCGCTATGGCGACCTGTTGGCCTTCGCCTTCGGGAACGGCGACCAGAACCAATTAACCGAGACTTATCACGCCGATTTGGGCCTCTTGGAAATCAACTTTAGTTGGCAATGGGAATACCGCCTGCACGATGCGCCGTGTAAAGATTGTCAGATTTTGCAATGGGTTTCCCTGAGCAAGCGCGTCGCCGCTTACGTTGGCCGCACGGCCTTTAACCGCCAGGCCCGTGTGCAGGTCTATCGCAACGACGACTATGTGTTAGGGTTCAGCGGCGAAAGTTTGAGGGCCTTCCCGGAGTTGAGCGACAGTCTGGGTAATCGCCGGGCTATGTTTACTCTCCGGTGCGGCCCTCAACAGGCCAGGGCCGCCAAGAGCAGCTTGAGAGTGTTATGCATAGGCTATCTGGCGGAGCGGCCCGCGGCCCACGATTACGATAATGAGACGCCGGAAATTGACGACCCTTACGATAGGCACAACCACCTCAACGCCCTGCTTTTCGAGCTGCAAGAAGTGTGGTTGTACAATTTCCTGACCGGCGAAGTGTATGAGCGGATTGCGTCGCCCGCGCAAATTCCCGAAACGGCGTTCACAGAGGTCGAACCCGCGCCATCGGATGCGCCGTCATTTGAGAGCGGTGAAATAAGTAGCGCCATAACACTGCACAAACCGCCGCCGACACCTGAATCGGCACCGACACCCAGACCAACAGTCCCGCTTGACGGCGGCGTGTTGAACGGCAAGGCCGTCAGTTTACCCAAGCCGGCGTATCCGGCCATCGCCAAGGCCGCCCGCGCTTCCGGCACGGTGGTCGTGCAGGTGACGATTGACGAGCAGGGGCGCGTCATTTCGGCCCGTGCCGTGTCCGGCCACCCGTTGCTGCAAGCGGCGGCTGTATCGGCGGCGCAGGGCGCGCGGTTTTCGCCCACCCTACTTTCGGGCCAGCCGGTTAAGGTGACGGGCGTCATCAACTACAATTTTACGCAGTAAAAGGCAGAGGTAAACGACTCTTTCGCGAGCGCGCGCGGCGCGCCCCTTATTTTTAACCCGGACGTTGCGCCGGAGCGACGCTATTTCAACAATGGTAACCACTTACCAACGATTAAAGGAACTGTTCCCCAGCCTCAACCGGCGGCGCATCACCTGGCGCATGGTGCAACGCGCGGCGCGAAAGCTGGACGCGCCGCTCTTTTGCCGGCCCCTGAAGCTGGACGGCTATTTTGTGCCGGCTGGGGCGTCGCTTTCAGGCCGGCCCGAAATCTACGTTAATGTGCGTCTGTCCGAAGATTTGCAGATTGCAACGGCGGTCCACGAAATCAAGCACGCCGCCTTTGACCGCGCGCCGGGCCGGATTCTCTTTTCGCACCGCCGCGAGTGGACGCGGGCTGCGCGCCGGGAATTGGAACAGCACGACCGCGCCGAGTTTGAGGCGTGCGCCATGGCGGTGTTGGCCTTGCTGCCCGTCCCGCGTCTGCGCCGCGCTAGTTTGGGGCTGTTCGAGGCAGACGACGAGTTCATCGTCGACCTGTGGCGCATTCGTCTCGACGTGCGCGAGATATATGGCATTTAAAAAGATTGGGTGAGGCAAAAAACAGTGGTTAAGTCCAGGTTATGAAGCTAGAACGCTATTACGACAAACGACGCCAAGCGCACTGTTGGCGCTTCGACTTTACCCTCGGCGGCGTGCGTTACCGCGACGGCGGGTTTGCCACGAAAACGCTGGCCGAAAGAGCCGTCGCCACGCTCCGGCTGCGGGCGACGGAAGCGCGCTACGGCCTGGAGGAGACGGGCGGCGAGGTCACGGTGGCCGAATTGGTGGCCGAGCGGGGCCGCGCCTTCAACCCCAAGCTGGCCCGCCATCGCCGCGCCCGGAAAGTGCTGGAAGGTTTTGCCGCCGACCTCCCCGCCGGCTGCCGGGTGCGCGACATCACCGCTGCCGACCTGCGCCGGTGGGTGCGACTCCGCTACCAAGCTAACCCCAAGCTGATGCCCAACAGTCTCAACCGCGAACTGGCGGAAATTTCGGCCCTGCTCAAGGCCGCGCCGGAACTCTTTCACGCGCTCGAAGGCTACCAGCCGCCCAAGATGCCCTGGGTCAAAACTTCGCACCGCACGCGCAGCCGGCCCATCACCGAGAGCGAAGAAGAAGCGTTGCTGACGGCCCTGCGCGCTCCCGCGGCCAAATGGGAATCGCCCAGATGCCACGCCAACCGCCTTCTGGTGGCCGACCTTTTTGAATTGAGTTTGCTGACCGGAATGCGTAACGGCGAAACCGTCGCCTTGCGCTGGGGCCAGGTGGATTTACAGGCTTCGGAGGCGCGCCTGCGGGAGACCAAAACGGGCGAATCGCGTGTCGTGCCTTTAAGTTCGCGCGCCCGCGAGTTGCTGTCGCTCCGGCGGGCGGGGGCGGCCAATTCCCGCTTCGTCTTCCCCAACAGCCGGGGCGACAAGCCCTTCGGCCAATACCTGCGCGTCTTTCGCCGCGTCGCCGAACGCTCCGGCCTCAACTACGGAATGCGTTCCCCTGACGGCTTCACTCTCCACGCCACGCGGCACACGGCGGCGACCCGTATGCTGCGCGCCGGCGCGGACGTGGCGACCGTGCAGGAGATTGTCGGCCACTCCGACCGCACCATGACGCTGCTCTATTCCCACGCCTCGGCGGAGAGTCGAAAACGGGCCGTCGAAGCCCTCGTGCGCGGCGAATCCCGTCAAAAAGTCGTCAAGAAAATTACAGACTAGAGATAAATAGTAATGGCGGGAGCAAATAGAGGCGATGGCAAACTCATAAATTCTGGATACGGCATGAACTTACAGTCTCCCTAAAAAGTGTATTAAGCGCTTCGTTTACAGATGTTAATGCTGGCTTGTGCATCTCGCGGCGGCGGCGGCATCTGCATTTTCGCGCATCTCACGCATAGCTTACACCAAAACCCCGTCAAAATCCCGTCAGGGTTAAAACAATCCCGACGCCCTAGCTCGAAGAGTTGCTCCGCCACGCCCTGCAAAAGCCGCTCGCCTTGCCTGCTATTCCCTTAGCGGTTAGACTATTCCAGCCATCCTTTTTGTGTTCTCGTTTCCGACGAGGCTTTCTAAGTGTCTGCAACGCCGCAATTTCCAAATAAGGCGCGCGGCCGGCCCGCACTTGACTTGACCGGACAGACTTTCGGTAAATTGACGGCGTTGAACCTGCTGCGCGTCGAGCGAATCAAGCGCGGGCTGGGGGCCTTGTGGCTGTGCCGGTGCGCCTGCGGAGAGCAGCGCGAAGCCTTCGCCAGGCAGTTGCGGAGCGGGTCTGTGCGCTCCTGCCGGAAATGCGCTGCGCGGTTGCGTACCAAGCGCCTGCGAGCGGCTTACGAGTCCTGGCGGCGACGCACCGGCGACAAATTGCTGGCCGCCGAGACGCTGACGGCGGCGCAAGAGGTCGCATACGAAAACATTTTGCAGCGCCGGCGGCGGCTCGGCCTCCCCGTTACGCGGCGTACAAAAGCGGAGGCGCTGGATTGCGCTCTCCGGGAGTTTCCGCACAATGGCTAAAATAGTGGTTGGCGGGTTCGATTTTACGCGCGGGTCGAACAGCCGCCCTCTGCGCTTATCGAAATCCGCGCCCGCGCGCTGGTGGAGCGAGCATCAGGAGCAGACAGCCTTTTTCGACTGGTGCCGAATGTGGCCGCGCGACCTGGTGTTGCGCCGCTTTCGCGCCGTCCCCAACGGCGGCTGGCGACACTCAAGCGTCGGGGCCGCGCTCAAACGTGAAGGCGTCTTGCCGGGCGTTCACGACGTTTATCTGCCCGTCGCGCGGCGCGGGTTTCACAGCCTGGTCATCGAATTCAAGGTCGGCGACAACGATTTGACGACAGAGCAACTCGTTGAACGGAAATTCCTGCTACGCGAAGGCAATTGCGCTCATACGGTCTGGACGTGGACGGAGGCGGCGCGGCTGGCCGTGTGGTATTTGGAACTCCCTGAGCCGCACCGCTTGCCGCCGAAAAATTTGGACCTGATTTTGCCAAACGGCCACAATGAGCGTTGCGGTTGCGAGGTGAAAATATAATGAAACCAATTTATAAGTGATAAATGAACTTAACGACGGCGGGAATAGTATCCGGTTCGGAAGGCTCGTAAGCGCTCTCTGCGTTCTATAATGCCAGTTGACCGCCGCTTCTCTGCTGTGCCTAGCCAACGGCTGCGGCGTGGCCGAACCGCCTCGGCTCGTCGGCAGCTTCTCACGCTTCAAACAGCTTCAGGCGGCGCACTTCCGAAAAAGACTGCCAGTTTTCTTCTTTGACGGGCGCAACGGACGGCGGCGGCCACTCCCTAACGAAAGGGCGACGAAACGATGACGCGCAATCTCACCCCGGCCAGCAAAAGACTCGCTCCGGCGGACATAGAGGCCGCCGCTAAACTCCTTCGCGTCGAGCCGGCGGCAATTTACGCCGTCTCGGTCGTCGAGGCCCCGCGCGGAGGATTTCTTCCCGATGGCCGCCCGACCATTCTTTTTGAAGCCCACAAGTTCCACAAATATGCCGGCGGGAGATTCGACAAATCACACCCGCACCTGTCCAGCCGCGCGTGGAATAAAAAACTCTACCGCAAAACCACCGCCGGCGAATGGGAACGGCTCAACGAAGCGATGATGCTGGACTGGGAGGCAGGGGTCATGTCGGCTTCCTGGGGCGCGTACCAGATTTGCGGCTTCAACTACAAATTGTGCGGCTTCGCCACTGTGCTGGCGTTCCACGACGCCATGCATCGCAACGAAGGCGCGCACCTGCTGGCGTTGTGCGAGTACCTCACTCGCACTGGCTTGGTCGGGGCTTTGCGCCGCCACGACTGGCAGCGTTTCGCCGCCGGCTACAACGGGGCGGAGTATTGGCGCAACAACTACGATAGCAAGCTGGCGCGGGCCTATCAGAACGCGCTGAAGCTGGATTTCTGGCCGGTGAGCGGCGAACGCTCCGCCGGCCGCGACCGCTGCGAACCGCCGGAAGAAGCGGAGAACAGCGCCACACCGCCGGAAACGCCCGCCGACGGGCCGGCGGAAGCGAACACGCCGACGCCAGAGGAGCCGGCGGCGGACGAAGCCGCCGCGACGAGCTTTTTGGACGAGGCCGCCGACACCGCTTCGCCGCAACTATTGCGCGAGCAGGGCAAATCGGCGGCGGGGCGGCTGGCCTTAACCGTCGGGCGGCCCATGGCCTTGTTTTTTGCCGCGTTGCAGGCGGGCAACCTCTACGCCTGGCTGGGCGTGGCCGCGCTGATTGCCGGGGTAGCCGCGCTCGTTTATTGGCACCGCGCCGACCTGCGGCGGCTGGGCGGCAAAGTGTGGAGGAAACTGACGAGTGGCGGATAGCAATCTGCGACTGATGTGGGGCGCGCTGCGTCCGGGCGCGAAGGCGCTTCTTGCCGCGCTCGCGTTGGGCGTCCTCTTTCTTGCGCTCTGGTATCTGCTCTCTGCCGGCACGGGGCGTGTGAGCGAATACCGCCAGGAACGCCGCGACGCCCAACGCGAGCAAAACGTCAACGCCGCCGTGAGCGAAGGCGCGGCGCGCGAACAGAACGCCAACACAACCGCCGCCGAGCGACAGGAGCAGGAGCGGCAACTGGAGGCGCAGCGCGCGCGGCAACGCGCCGCCGCCGCCAACAGCAACGCCACGCTCGAGCCGTTGCATGATTCGAGGAGACGTTATGAAAAGATTCGCCGTTCTCGCCCTGATTTTGGCGGGCCTGAGTTATCCGACGAGCAGCTTTGCACAGAACTCGCCCAGCGCAACATCCAATGCCGGTAAGCAGGAAGCAGGAGGCGGGGGGCAGGAGGCAGGCGACCCAAAGCCCAAAGTTGACCGCGACGCGGTGATTCGCCGCCTGTTGGCGGAGATTGATGTTTCGCGCGAATTGCTGGCCCGGCACGAAGAGCGCGAGCGGGCCTTGGTCAAAGAAATCGAGCAGGCCGAACAGAGCTATCAACAGTTAAGCGCGGCTTACCGCACGGCCCTCATTGAAATCGGCGCACTACGCGCCGGCCTCCAGGCCGAAAGACGCGCGCTGGCGGAGCGCCAGGCGCAGGTCGCGGAGTTGCGCGCCGACAAGGAAAAAGCCCAACGCGCCGCCGGTAAATGGCGCGGGCGTTTTTTCAAGAGTGTGTTGGTCACTTTGGTCCTAGCCGGCGTTGTTGTTATCCCACGTTAAAAGGATGGCTGCCTACAGCATGACACCTCACGATTTGTTAGGGGACGGCGCGCACGTCGCCGCCGCTGTTTCCACCCTGATTTTGCTGCCGCTCGATTCCCACCTGGCGGCTCTGTTGAGTTTTCTGAACGTGCTGATTCTGGCCGCCGTCCGGCTCTATGAGGCTTACGTTCGCGTCCGCGACCGGCGGCGACTGGAGAAGTTAGAGCGCGAACTCGAAAAGCTGCGCGGCGGCTAAAATTTGAACCTTTTTTAACTCTTTGGAAAAAGAAATCACGTTTTTAGCCTCGTTGCCGGACTTGCAATCGGCCATTACGCTCTCCGGGCGGGTCGGCGATGGGGCGCGCATCCGGCTGGATTTGCCCGGCATGGAAAAGGACGCGGCCCTGTGGCTGGCCTACCACGCGCGCGGGCGGCTGCTGGAAGTGACGATTAAGTTTGCCGATGCCGACAACGAACCGCCAGACTCTGACGAAAGCGCAAAAAGAGGCCCTGCTAAGTTGGATAAGCGACGGGGCCAAGTGCGACGAGATTAACCGGCGGGCAACCGCGTTCGCGCCGCCGTTTCAGGTTTCGCGGCCGCAGGTGGCCTATTACCGGCGTTCGCGCGCCGTGCAGCTAAAAAGTCTGACCGCCGCCGGCGAAGGCAACGCTCTCACGCAAGGGTTGGCCTTGCGCAGCGAGCGGGTCAAAAAACTCAGCCAACTGGCCGCGCTGCTCGAAAAAGACCTCTTCACGCCGGGCGCGGACAACCGGCTGTGGGTCGAGACGGAGAAGATGATTGGCAGCGGCGACAACGCCCTGCAAGTGACGGAGGAGTTTTTCAATGCGGCGGAAGTCAAACAATACCGGGGCGTTTTGGACGACATCGCCCGCGAAGTCGGCGGCCGGCGGCAAATTATCGAAGAGCGTCCGCCCGAAGACTCCCCGGTGGATCTTTCTCAACTGAATCAAGAGGAGCTAAACACGCTTGAATCACTCCTCCAACGCGCCCGCGTTGCCGGCGGTGGCGGCGGAGCAAGCCCGGCGTAGCCTGGCCCGCTTCATCCGCGACTCCTGGCACGTCCTCGAACCGACCACGCCGCTGGTCTGGAACTGGCACATTGAGGCGGTGGCGTGGCACGTTCAGGCCGTGTTGGAAGACTGGCAGCGGCGGCAGGCGGATTCCGGTTACACCCAACGGTTGCGGAATTTGCTTATCAATATCCCGCCCGGGACGGCCAAGTCCAGGATAGTTTCGGTTTGCACGCCGGCGTGGATGTGGCTGCGCTGTCCCGAATGGCGCGCGATTTTCCTGTCGTCCAACCCGGATGTGGCGTTGCGCGACTCGATTTATTGCCGCGACCTCATCGAATCGGACTGGTACCAAGAGAGCTTTCGCCCGACCTGGCGGATGAAGGGAGACCAGAACGCCAAGGGCCTCTATTGCAACACGGCGGGCGGCTTCCGGCAGGCGCGCGGGTGGTTCGCCAAAATCACCGGCAACCGCGCCGACGCCCTCTTTGTGGACGACCCGCACGACGCCGACGAAGCGCAGAGCGACAAGCTGCGCCAGTCCGTTTTAGACCGCTGGGACGCAGCGATTGGAAACCGGCTGAACGACCTGCGGACTTCGGTTCGTATAGGCATCATGCAAAGGCTTCACGAACGCGATTTTTCAGGCCACGTCATGGCGCAGGGAGATTGGGAGTTGCTCTGTTTGCCGCAGGAGTTTGAGGAAGCGCAGGCGCGCACGACGGCGCTCGGTTGGCGCGACCCGCGCACGAAGGAAGGCGAATTGCTCTTTGAAGAACGCTTCCCGCCGGAAGTGCTGGCGACGGAGCGGCGGCGGCTTGGCTCCTACGGCTACGCGGGCCAGCATCAGCAACGGCCCGCGCCGGCGGAAGGCGGCATTCTCAAGCGCAAGTGGTGGCGGTTTTGGCAATTGCCCGGCCAGACTTTACCGCCGGTGCTGGTGCGCCAGACGGACGGCTCTTTTTACTCGTGTCCCGTCGTGACGTTGCCGGGGCAGTTCGGCCAGACGCTGCAATCGTGGGACATGGCTTTCAAGGACACAAAAGATTCGGCGTTCGTCGTCGGGCAGGTGTGGGGGCGCACGGACGCAGATAAGTGGCTGCTCGACCAGGTGCGGGAAAAGCTGGATTTCGTGGCGACGCTGGCCGCCGTGCAGGAGCTCTCGCGCAAGTGGCCGCACGTCGCGTTGAAACTGGTTGAGGACAAGGCCAACGGGCCGGCGGTCATCTCGTCTTTGAAAAGCCGGGTCAGCGGTCTGGTGGCCGTCGAACCCGAAGGCGGCAAGGAAGCCAGGGCGCAAGCGGTCGCGCCTGCGATTGAAAGCGGCAACGTCTATTTGCCCCATCCGAGTCTGGCCGCTTGGGTGGACGGCTTTATCAACGAATGCGCGGCCTTTCCCAACGGGGCCTACGCCGACCAGGTGGATGCCATGAGCCAGGCGTTACGGAGAATGGAGCAAGGCGGATTTGGTTATACGAATTTCAGGAGGTGAGGGGAAGAGTGAAATTGGTTTTTCAGGAAATCGTTGACGCCGGGCAAGGCGATTGTTTCAGCGCTTGTCTAGCTTCCCTGTTGGAGTTGCCGCTTGAGGCCGGCGGCGCGTAAGTGGTTAGCCGGAGAGTTGGCTTGCTGAATGACGACCAGAGCCTCGCTGGCTGGCTGGAGGGGATTTGATGCTAAACACCGAAACCGCAACGACCCGCGTGCCGGAGTTGACCGCGTGCCTGGAAGTGTACGCCGGCGGCATAGCAGACGATTAAGCCGACTTTAACGCTATGGAAGACAAAAAGAACCGACCCGATTATTGCAGCGTCGCTTACGAAGCCATGGCCGCCTGCTGGATGATGGTGGCCGACGTTTTCGGCGGCACTAAAGCATTGCGCGCCAAAGGCAAAGCCTATCTCCCACAAGAGCCGGCGGAGGATAACGACTCCTACCAAACGCGCCTCAGCCGCGCTGTGTTTTTCAATTGCTTCAAGCGCACCGTGCGGGGTCTGACAGGGCTGGTCTTTCACGAGCCGCCGACGTTGGCCGCCGACGTGGACGGGGAGATTGCCGCGCAACTAGAGAACGCGGATTTGGCCGGCACGCACTGGACGGAACTGGCGAAGGATTTGTTTGCGATGGCGGTGCGCGACGGCCACGCCTTCCTGATGGTGGACATGCCGCCGCGGCTCACGGAAAGCAGTGTCGGCGCAATGCAACCCACGCTGGCCGACGAACGGGCGGCGGAGCATCGCCCGTATTGGCGACTCTACGATGCGAGGCAGGCGATGAATTGGTCCACGCGCAAGGTCGGCGGACGCACGCAGTTGGCGCACATTACTTTCTGTGAGAAGACCGTCGAACCGGACGGCCGGTTCGGTGAAAAAGAGGTGACGCGCTATCGCGTGTTGTGGCCCGGCGGCTGGGAGCTATATCGCCAAGCCGAAAAAGAGGATGAACTACTCCTGGAAGCCGCCGGGCAATTTCTCGCGCCCGGCGGCCAACCTTTGCCCGACATCCCCTTGGCGGCGGTGACGTGCCAGAAGAAAAAAGGCCATTTTGTCAGCGAACCGCCGTTGCTCGAATTAGCCTATCTCAACGTGCGACACTATCAACTGACCAGCGACCTCGACAACGTGATTCACCTTTCGTGCGTGCCGCTGTTGTGGGCTAAGGGCCGCGACAAGGCGACGCCGATGCAACCCGTCGGGGCCAGCATCCTGATTGACTTGCAGGACGGCCCCGACAGCGCGTTGGGCTACGCCGAAATCACCGGGGCCGGCATCGTCCGCGCCGAAACCCGCATCACCGCGTTGGAACGCCAGATGGCGGTGATGGGCCTGGAAATGTTGGCCGAAAAGGACGCGGCGGCGCAGACTGCGACGGAAGTGCGTCTGAGCGCGGCGGAATCGGCCTCCGAACTCGCCGGCATGGCGAATAACCTCAAAGACGCTCTTGAAAACGCGCTCATGTTTCACGCGCAGTTTTTGGGCGTCAAAGACGGCGGCTCGGTGGAACTCCGAGCCGCCTTCGACACATTGACGCTCACTGAGGAGCAAATGAGGGAATATCGCAGCATGGTCAACGACCGGCAACTGAGTCTCGAATCGTTGTGGGCCGTGCTGAAGCGGGCCAGACGCCTGCCGGCTGATTTCGACGCCAAGCAGGAAGTGGCGCGGCTAGACGGTGACAAGGCCGCCGGCATGACGCAGATTGAGCGCGACGCGCTGCCAGGCGGCGCAGGAAGCGCTTAGAACGGAGGTGAGAACGATGAAGGCGATGCCAAAACCGAAAAAGAAGCCCAAGCCTAAGAAGAAATGACAGGCGATAAAATCAAACCAGGCCCGGCGGCGGATTGGAGCGAGGCGGAGATGGACGCGCTGGCGGAAATCACGGACGCGGAGATTGACGCCGTGCAGGAGTATCTGTATCGAAAACAGCCGTTTGTAGGCGATTGGCTGACAGCGGAAGAAACGGATGGATAAACAATCTACGCCCGGCGCGGCGCTTAAAGCGCCCTTCCCGTACTTCGGCGGCAAGGGCGTTGCCGCGCCGGAAGTGTGGGCGCGGTTCGGTGACGTAGCGAGTTACGTTGAGCCCTTCGCCGGCAGCGCTGCGACAATCTTGGCGCGTCCAGCCTGGCACAAAAAGTTGCGCGCCGAAACCATCAATGACGCCGACGGTCTGATTGCGAACTTCTGGCGCGCCGTCCAGAGCGAACCGGACGCGGTGGCGAAGTGGGCGGATAATCCGATTTTTGAAAACGACTTGCACGCCCGCCACGCCTGGCTAGTGCAGCGCAAAGATTCACTGCAAGCCCAACTGGAAGGCGACCCTGACTTTTTCGACGCCAAGATTGCCGGTTGGTGGCTGTGGGGCATTTGCGCCTGGATTGGTTCTGGCTGGTGTAGCGGAAAAGGCCCTTGGCGCGTTGTGGATGGTTTGCTGGTCAAGACTGGAAAATCGCAAGTTGGCGGTGTTTGGCGGGCGCGCCCGCACTTAAACAGGGGGCAGGGCATCAACCGCCAACTCCCGCACTTGGGAGATTTAGACCAGTGCGCGAAGCGGCGTGCACACTTGCTACAAACAATGCGGGAGCTCCAAAACCGCTTACGTGATGTGCGTATTTGCTGCGGCGATTGGGAGCGCGTCTGCGGCCCGACGGCGACGTTCAAATACGGGATTTGCGGCGTGTTTCTGGACCCGCCATATGCGGATACGGCAAAACGCGACAGGGATTTATACAGGGTTGATTGCGACCAGGTAGCGCACCTCGTCCGTCAATGGGCAGTTGCCAACGGGGATAATCCAATTGCTGAGAATCGCCCTATGCGGCTACGACGGCGAACACAAAATGCCTTCCTCCTGGATAGAGTGGGCCTGGAAAACAAGAGGCGGCTACGGCAAGCAGCGACGAGACGGCACGAATAACAATGCCGCCAAAGAACGAATTTGGTTTAGCCCGCACTGCTTACGCCGCGGCGATTAAGTCAAACAGGCTGCCGCCCGGAATTGTATCCCGCTCGGAAACGAGCGGCGCGCGCCGTTTGTGGTAATTTGCGCTCTGCGCTTGCAAATGCTGTGCGCGGTGCGCCGCCAGGAGGTTGGTCAGTCCGCTGCACGCCAAGGCAAGAAAAAAAGTTCGCGTCCTCACCCCCATTTCCAACCAACGCCGGCAGGGCCGGAAACCGCACGCGGCAGGGCCGCACGGAGAACCAAACACCATGCCACTGAAAGCCACCTACGCCAAACTGGATGAAATTCCAGAGGCTCTACGCTCTTTGTATGCCGAGAAAGACGGCAAATACGTGCTCGACATTGAAGCCGCCGAAGTGGAAACGCTGGCCGCCGGGCGAATCGCGGGCTTGAAAAAGAACGCGGAAACGCTGTTGGCCGAAAAAAGGGCCGCCGCCGATGAGCTGGCAAAGTTCAAGGCCGCCGGTTTGACTGCCGACGACATCGCCAAGCTCAAGGAAGAGCGCGAGAAGGCCGAACAGCAAAAAGCTCTCGACGAGGGCCGCTACAACGACCTGCTCAGGCAGCAGACCGACAAGCAGGCGCAGGAACTCGCCAGGCGCGACGAGCGCGAACGGTTCCTGACCGGCCAGTTGGAGGCCAAATACCTCGAAGCCGACGCCATCGCCGCCATCAGCGCGGCCCAGGGCGTGCCGGAGATATTGCTGCCGCACGTCCGCGCGAGGCTCAAGATGGTCGAAGAGGGGGACGGCGAAGCGAAACGCTTCGTCGTGCGGGTGGTGGACGACAAGGGCAATCCGCGCCTCAAAGATTCCGTGGGGAATTTTATGAGCGTGCTGGAACTTGTCGAGGAGTTCAAGGCCAACGCGACTTTCGGCGTGGCCTTCAAAGCGACCAACGCGGGCGGCAGCGGCGGAGGCGTGCATACGGCGGGCGGCGGCGGGGCGAAAACCGTCAGAGCGGGCGACACGGAGGCGATTGCCGCCCATCTGGAAGCCATCGCCAAAGGCGAAATCACAGTCGTCGAATGAGCTTTCATTTCACCAATCGAACCAAGTTAAAGAATTTAAGGAACTGCTATGCCTAACACCCTTACGGCTATCATGCCGAAAATCATCGCCAGGGGCTTGATGGCGCTGCGCGAGCAGTGCGTCATGCCGCAATTGGTCAACGCCGACTACAGCAAGGACGCTGAAATGGTCGGGGCGACCATTGACGTGCCCGTGCCAACCGCGCAGACGGTAAGCGATGTCACGCCCTCCAATACCGCGCCGGCCCCGGCCAACATCACGCCGACGACGGTGCAAATCTCGCTCAATAAGTGGAAAAAGAGCGACTTCCACTTGACCGACAAGCAAATCAAGGAAATCGAGGCCGACAAAAACTTTTTCCCGATGCAAATCGGCGAAGCCCTTCGCGCCCTGGCCAACCAGGTCAACGCCGACATTCACGCTGAATACACGGGGATTTACGGCTTCGTCGGCACTCCCGGCGTGACGCCCTTCGCCTCCGACACGGCCGCCGCCGTGCAAGCGCGCAAGGTGTTGAACCAACAATTGTGCCCGCTGAATAACCGTCGCGGCGTGCTGAACTTCGACGCCGAGGCGAACGCCTTGGCTCTGGCCGCCTTCGCCGACGCCGACAAAGCCGGCGAGAACATGGTCAAGCTGGAAGGCAAAATCGGGCGCAAATACGGCCTCGACTGGTACGCCGACGACCAGGTGGTGACGCACACGGCGGGCGTGCCGGGCGGGACGCCGCTGGTCAACGGCGCAGCGTCAGCCGGCGCAACCTCCGTCGCCATTGACGGCGGCGGCGTGACCGGCACCTACAAAAAGGGTGACATCGTGACCTTCGCCGGCCACAGCCAAACTTACGCCCTCACCGCCGACGTGACGCTCGACGGCTCCGGCGTCGGGACTCTGCCGATTAGCCCGGCCTTGACAGCCAACGTCGCCGACAACGCTGCCGTGACGCTCAAAGCCTCGCACGTCGTCAATCTGGCCTTCCACCGCGACGCCTTCGCCTTCGCCAACCGGCCCATCGCCGACACCGAGTTCAAGGGCGGCAACGAGTTCATGCAGGTCACCGACCCGCAGACGCGCATTACCCTAGCGCTGGAAATCTCGCGCCAGTACAAGCAGACGGTGTGGGAATTTTCCCTGCTCTATGGCGTCAAACTGGTGCGGCCCGAATTGGGCGTCCGTATCGCCGGTTAATTTCCTGGCCTGCGCCGCGCTCAAGCCGATGAGCGCGGCGCAGGTTCTGGTATTTTTCTATGTTGATTCCAACCCTTGTAGTGCGCCTGCAGGCGGAGCCGGAGCGCGGCGTGTTTATCATCAACGAAGCCGATTTCGACGCCGCTGTCCACGAATCGCCGGAAGCCGCTGAAACCTGCGAGACAAAGCCGGCCAAGCCGCTCGCCAAGATGAACAAAGCCGAGTTGCTGGCTAAAGCCGCCGCGCTGAACCTGGCCATCCCGGAAGGCGCGACCAACGCGGCCATCATCGCCGCTCTCGAAGCCGGTAGCGAATAATGGCCCTCACCGATGCAGAAATCGCCACCGTAGCCGAAATCATCCAGGAGCTGCACCACAGCGCTCAAGTGATTGTGGACTACAACGACCTGACGGCGGCGCAGGAAACCGTTTTGCGCGGCGACCTCACGCTCTGGAACACGCTGCGCGACAAGCACACGAAATTGAAGGGCGGCAAAGACGGCGTGGACTACAACCCAGCGCGCAGCCGCGCGGCCATCAAAGAACGGGTGTTGGTGATGTTGGGGCTGCCATCCTATCCCGGCGTGGTGCGGAAAGTGAGGGCTTGACGTGACGGACATTGGCGCGGTCATAGAAGAGGTCAGGGCGGACATCAATACCGTGCTGGCCCTCGAATTCATGCCCGACGTGGCGACGCTGGAGAGGCTCACCGAAACGCCCGACGGGGCCGGCGGAACCACGCAAGTTTGGGGTTGGGTGGCTCAGAACGTGCCGTTGGATTATCGCCCGTCAAACGCCCGTCGGGACCGCGAGGCGGGGCGATTGATAGAAACCGGCGATTACGTCCTGCGGCTCCCTTATCGCCGGGCCGACGGAACGGATTTGGACGCGCGCGCCAGCGATAGGCTGCGCGTGGCGGCGCGGGGCGCGGAGCCGGAGCGCGTCTTCGACCTCCTGGGCGTGCGCCGCGAGGCGATGAGCGTCTTTTTGGAAGTCGAGGGTCGCCTGGACGAGAACGGCGCGGGGCCTTCGGGGACGCCCATTCAGTGGCAGGCGAGCGGCGGGTTTGTCTTCAACGAAGCGCCGGCCGGCGCAATTAACGGCAGCAACGCGACCTTTACGACCGCCTTCGCCTTCGTGCCGGAGTCGGTGCAGGTCTCCATCAACGGCCTCGAACAACGCGCCGGCGTGGATTTCGTGACGAGCGGCCAAAACACCATTATCTTCACCGACTCGCCGCAAACCGGTGATTACGTCGAAACTGATTACCAAAAGGCATAAGCAATGGCGACAACGCAGATTACCAACCGACAAATTGCGGACGGCGCGATTGACAACGTGAAAGTCGCCGCCGGAGCCGCTATTGCCAGCAGCAAATTGGCGGACGGCGCCAATTTCGTCAACAAAGACGGCTCGGTGGCCTTCACCGGCAACCAATCGCATGGCGGCAACCGCATCACCAACCTTGGCACGCCATCCGCCGGGACGGACGCCGCCACCAGAGATTATGTTGACACAGCTATCTCCAATTTGAATTCCTTGTTTGACAGCAAGGGTTCGGCGCGGGCGGCCTCCACTGGCAACGTCAACGTCAGCAATCCCGGCACGGCCTCCTTCGACGGCGTGACGCTCTCCAACGGCGAGCGCCTGTTGCTCAAAAACCAGAGCGCGTCGGCGGAGAACGGCATTTACACCTTCAACGGCTCCGGCTCGGCCTTGACCCGCGTGACGGATATGGACAACTGGGCCGAAGTTCCGGGCGCGTTGGTGATAGTCGAAGAGGGTTCGACGAACGCTGACACCATTTGGCTCTGCGTTTCAAATGCGGGCGGCACGTTAGAGACCACCGCCATCACCTGGCAGCAGGTCAACAGCACTGGGCTAAGTTCCTCGAATTTCGTTGACAAGGAGATTCCCAGCGGCTCCATCAACGGTTCGAACACGACGTTTACGCTGGCGAACACGCCCGTTGCTGGCAGCGAACACTTGTATCTGAACGGGGTTTTACAGGAGTCGGGCGGGGGTAACGATTACACCATCAGCGGGGCCACTATCACGATGACGACCGCCCCGTTGAGCGGCGAGAAACTCAGGGCGTCATACAGGAAATAGGTGAATAATGGCAGAAACCTTGGTGGCCGTCAGACAACTTCCGATTTCCGACGCCGCATATGGCGCGGGTTGGGACGGGGATCTAAACGCACCCACAAAAAACGCGGTCTTTGACAAGATAGAAACGATTGGCGGCGCTTCTTTAGCATCAACAACCGATGTGCTGATCGGCACGAACACCAGCAAAACCGTAACGCCTGACGCCTTAGCTGCGCTGTGGGAGCAAGGCTCAGACATCGCTTCTGCCGGGGCCATCTCGTTAGGCGAGGGCGGTTACTTTAACGTAACCGGCACGACGACGATTACCGATATTGATTTCGCCACCGACAAAGCCGGGCGCGTCGCCTGGTTGAAATTCGCCGGCGCGTTGACGTTGACGCACAGTGCGACCTTGATTTTGCCCAACGCGCAAAACGTCAAAACCTCTGCCGGCGATGTGATGGGTATAGTCTCGGAAGGCTCTGATGTCATCAGATGCGTGAGTTATTGCCGGGCGGCGAATTACGGCTCGTCAACCGGAGCCAATCCCACTGGCACGACTTCGACGACCGGAGTTCACGCCGGGTTAGCCGTTGCTTTCACCCCGAAAACATCAGGCGTCGCCCTGATAATAATTTCGGGGCAAGGGACTAACGGAACTGGCGACAACGGCTACAAAGGGGCGATTCGTTACGGCACGGGAGCCGCGCCGGCCAACGGCGCGGCTTTGACCGGAACTCAAGTCGGCGGAACTATCGGCGGCAGTTGCGTCGTCTCCAGTTCAGCCACCGGAACGGTAGTAAACCCGTTTAGCCGCCAAGCGATTGTCACCGGGCTGACCATCGGCACAGCTTATTGGATTGACCTCGAACAAGCGGCGGTGACGGGCGGCACGGCGACGTTTACAAACGTCAATGTCAGTGTGATTGAATTACGATGAATTATGAATTTTGACCTGGCGATTGAGGAGTAGTGGCTATGAGCAAGCAAAGAAATCAAATGATTGCCAAATTTGAGGCCACAGTCACGAGCGTCAGCCCGGGGCCAGGCTTCTTTGAGGTCCGGCTCGGCGGCGGCGACGGGGATAGGCCGCACGTTTTGGCGCTGCGGCTCGACGTGGACGAAGGGGATGACGCGCCGCTGGCCGCCGGCGAGAAAGTGGAAGTGAGAATCGCCAAACCGATGTCGCCGGCGTCCGGCGCCATCCGAGGCGCGCCGCTGGCCGCCGGCGACATCATTGCGACAGACGCCGGCGGCGCGGCAGCCGGAGAGACCATCGGCGGAGAAGAGGCTTGACGAGCGGATGGGCGTGACGATTCGCAGCAGTGGCAACCGGGCCGCCGAAGTCCGGCGGGAAACCGCACGGCTGGCCGCCCGGTTGAACGCAGAGACGGCGGAAGAGGCCGCCGCGCGCGCCCGCGAACTCTGTCCGGTCAGAACGGGCGCGTTGCGCTCTTCCATCGCCGTCGCAGCGCATCCCTCGGACGGCAGCGCGGAGGTGAGCGCCGGCGGCGGCGCGGTGGATTACGCGGTCTTCGTCGAGGCCGACCAGCCGTTCTTTATGCCGGCGGTGGAGGCGGCGCGCAGGAGGTAATGAATGACGGGCAACGAACTCAGCGCGGCACGGCTGGCGATAGTCAGGCGGCTTTCCACAGAGCCAACGGGCGAAGCGGCGGAAATCCTGGCCGCCTACGCGACGCTCGCCGCGTACATTTCCACCTCCGGCGCATTCAGAATCTACTTCCGCCGCGCCCCGCAGGCCGAAACCCGTCCTTACGTCTTGGCGCAATTCATCGCCGGCGAAGACCTGATGGGCGTGGGCAAGAAGCGGTTCATCGCCCGCCCGCTGTGGAGCGTGCGGCTCACGGAAACCATAGCGGGCGCGGTGAGCGCGGAATTTATGGCGGCGGCTGACGCGCTCGATGCGCTGCTGCACAGCGCGCGGCTGGTCAGTTATGCCCAAGCGCCCGGCTATTCATTCAATATCTGGCGCGAACAGCCGGCGGAGTTTTCGTTGCCGCAACCGGCGGACGACGCCAAAACCATTTATCAACTCGGCGGCTATTACCGCGTCGAGACCTTACTCAGCAATTAAGGAGCAACTCTCATGGCAACCAGAAGCAACGTCAACATCGTCACGCAGTTGGGCGTGGAAAGCACGCCCGGCACTTCCGTTCCCGCCAATCGCCTCGTGAACGACATCGCCATTCGTTTCAGCCCCATGCAGGAGAGCAAGTTATTTCGCAGCAGCGGGGCCAAGATTCCGACGGCTATGCTCAAAACGAAAGAATGGTCGGAGGGCGAGTGGGACGGCGTGCTGAACTTCGGCTCGCTTATCTACCCGCTGGCCGGGGCGGTGGCCTACGCCGCGCCGGTGGAGACCAGCGGCGGCAGCGCGGCCTATAAGTGGACTTTTAACCCGGCTACGCACGGCAGCGTGACGCGCAAAAACTACACCTTGCAGCGCGGCGACGCAACGGCGGCCATCCAAGTCGCCTACGGCCAGTTTGACGGCTTTAAGTTGAGCGTCACGCGCGAGGACGTACAGGTCAGCGGCGCGCTCTTCGCCAAGAACATCAACAACGGCGTAACCCTCACCGCTAGTCCGACGGAAATCGCCCAACGGCCCGCCAGCCCTGCCAACCTGGACGTTTACATTGACTCCACCTTCGCCGGCATCGGCACGACGCGCTGGACCTGTGTCTCGAAGGTGGATGTGGATATTCCGCCGGAACTGGGCCAGAAGTGGTGCGTCAACAGCAGCCAAGCAAGCTGGGACGAGCCGTTTGAGAAAGCCCATGAGCCGAAGGTCGTCATCACGGCGGAATACAACGCGCAAGGCCGCGCGCTCTACGACGCGCTGTCGGTAGCCGGCCTCCCGACCCGCTTCGTGCGTGTGCAGGCGACGGGCAACCCGGTTGGCACAGCCGCGGACGTGGAGCGTTTCCGCGCCGACTTCGCCCTCAAATTCGAGAAGGCGACGGAAGTGGCCGACCAGGACGGTCCCTATGAATACCAGTTCGAGTTCGCCGTCATCCACGACCCGACGATGGGGCGCGGGTACAGCTTTGAAATCATCAACGACCTCTCCGCGTTGTAAAGGTCGAGGCCGACTCGACAATCAACATTTAGTAATGGAGTCAAAATAACGTGAACCGGCAAGTTTTGGGCGTGAATCGTCAATCGTGAAGAACCATCTCTTCACGATTGACGATTCACGCCAGGGTTAATGAGGCACTTTGTTTTGAACCTGTTACTTAACAATCTTAAATTTTATGGAATTGAGACGCTTAACAAATGAAGCCGAAGACACCGTGACGCACCGATGCGAAATTCCGGGGTTGGGTGAAATCGCTCTGACCTGGAACGCCAATATTTTTACGCGGGCCTGGCAACGGCGATTCATCGAGCGGGTGAAAGAAACCCTCGCACCGCTCGAAAAGCGCGCCGAAGAGGAACAAAAAGCCCTGGCTGAGGGCGTGTCGCCGACGGCCAGCAAAATGACGCTGCTGGAATTCGAGTTACAACTCGACGAGGCGCAGCAAACATTGTATGCCAGCGTCCTGGCAGAGACCTTGCAGGAGTGGGATGTCACAGCGGCGGGTAAACCTCTGCCGGTGACGCTGGAAAATCTGCAACGCATACCGACTCACCGGCTGCTGTTCATGCTCGACTTTATGCGGAGCGCCACGCTCCCAAAAGAGCCGCCCGCGAGCCAGGAAGCGGGCGCATCGACGCCGAACAGTTCGACGACCTCCGGGACTACCGACGCTACCTCCTTGGAGCCGGCGGCGGCGGAAGACTCCCCGCTTACGTCCTAGAACACGACGTAGCGCGCTTCTTAGGCGTGCGCGTGTGGGAACTGGACGGCGTGCCGCTGCATCGCCTGGAAGAAGCGCAGGTAATCATCGCCGCGCGCCGACAAGCCAGCGCGGAACTCTACCGACGGCACGGCAAGGCGGCGCAGTTGACGGTGGATTTCAACTTCTTCGATTTTTGAGGCCGGGCTGGCTTTTTTGCGTATCGCCGACCCGCGCCACAGCAAAGGGTAAGCTGTGGAATTTCAACGCTTAACAACTATCTTCGACAGCGATACGCGCCAGCACGACGCGGGGCTAAAACGCGCCGAAAAAGCCAACCGGGATTACGCCCAGGGCGCGAACGCAGCCACTACCGCTGCCACGCGCCAGGCGCGCGCGTTGGGCGAAGTAGCTAAAACCCTGCTGGGGCTAATACCGGGCGGGGAGCGAGCCAACGACGTCATAGCGCTGTTGGTTGAAAGCTACCAGCGTTTCGCGCGCGTCGCCGACGGCAGCGGCGCGGCGGCCCGAAAGAGCGGCGAAGGCCTCCGCGCGGCGGGCGCGGAGGCCGAAGCCGCCAAAGCCAAATTCACCGGCCTCACGCAAGTCGTCGAACTGTTTGCCAAAAAGGTAGTTGAGGCGCAAAAAATCGGTAATGTCAAATCGTTGTTCAAGGGCCTGGATGCGGAGACCGGCAAGCGCGCCGGCAGCCAAATCGGCGCGCAGATTGCCAGTCAGGACGCGCAACAGGGCTTTCAGACGTTTCTCTCGGCCTTCGGCAGACTCAAAACCGAACAGCAACAGGCGGCTGCCGCGACCCGTTTGTTTGGGAACGAAGCGAAGGATTTGCTGCCGGCTCTGCGCGCCGCCGGCGGCGACGCGGGCAAGTTGGCGGCCAGCCTCGCCCCGGCGGCAGCCGGCCTAGAGACGACGGCGGCGGGCGCGAGCGGAGCGGGCGCGGCCTTGGGCGCGATGGGCGGCCCGATCGGGATTGCGATAGCGGCGGCGGCGGCCTTGGTCGTGGCCGAGGGTGTAGTTATTAAAACCAGTTACGATTTGGCCGCCGCCGCCGCTGAGGTCATCAATAAACAGGCCGATTTCGCCGCCCAGAGCGGGTTGTCCATCGAAAACATGTCGGCTCTGTCAGTGGCCGCGCACAAGTACAACGTGGACTTGAAACAGGTCAACGACGGTCTCATTCAATTTGCCAATAAAGCGCGTGAGGCTATTGGACAGGGGCAGAAGCAGCAAAAGGAGTTCGCGCAATTTGGCGTCACGGCGGAAGAGGTGTTGAGCAATTTCGACGGCTCGTTGGAGAAAGTCTTCCGCCGCTTGGCTGAGTTTCCCAACGGCACGCAACGCGCGACTGCCGCCGCCAAACTGTTCGGCGAAGAGGGCGGACGTTATATCTCGCTGCTGGTTGAGCGCAGCGGCGGCGATTTCCGGCGTTTTCGCCAGGAGGCCGAAGCTTTGGGGTTAATCTTGGGCGACGCCAACGTCCGCCAGGCGCGCGCTTTTCAGGATGCCACGCGCCAACTCTCGGCGGAATGGGAGTCCTTCAAATTGCGCGTCGGCGCGGGCGTCCTGCCCTTTATTGTAGCCGGCCTCCAGTCGGTCAAAAATACGATCAATGAACTGCCGGGCGTGACGACGTTCGTCACCGGGGCGCTTCAGGGGTTTCTGGTAACGGCGATTCTGGTTCCGTTGTTGCAAATCGAAGCCGCCCTTACCAGAGTCAGCCGCCTTCTGCGAGATTTGCGAGGGATTCCGGCTCAAGGAGAAAGTTCCGCCTCGCGCGGCTTTCTGAACTTCGCCAACGAAGCAATCAAGGCCACTAAAAGAAAAGCCGGCGTATTTGACGATGTGGATCCGGCCCTGAGAGGCGCGGGCGGCGGCGGGCGCGCGCCGCGCGCGGGTGGGGGCGAATCGGCCTTGCAGCGCGCGGCGCGCCAGGCGTTGCAGTTGGCTGAAGTGGACTTACAACGCGCGCAACGCCTTTTTGCCGAGAAGAACACCCGTTATCAACAACTTTACGACGCGGGGTTGGCCGACCTCTATCGTTATATTGTTTTGCGGCAGAAGGCGACGCGTGATTTATTCGCGCAAGAGCAGACAACCTTCGCCAAAGAGCGCGACCTGATTGAGAAAAGCAAACTCGAAAAGGGCGAAAAAGCAGTCCGGTTAGCGCAGTTGGGCGAGAAAGAGGCGGCGGCCAAAGCGCGCGCCGACCAGGAAGTTTTGCGCCTGCAACTGGAATACGATGAACGCAAATACGAGGCCACGCGGCGTTACGCACAAGGCACGATTCAGCTTCACGAAGCCATGTACCGCGCGCTCGCATTACTCAACAGGGAGGCGATAGAGAAAGGTAAGAAGACTAACGAAGAAGCTCTCAATGAGTTATTCGCCGAACAGCAGGCCATCCTGCAAGGTCGGCTGGCTCTGCTGCAAGCCGACCTTGGACGCCTGACCATCAATCGCACCAGCGGCAAGCCGATTCCCGACAATGAGCAGGATGCGGCCAGAGTCAAAGAAGTTAAACAGAAGATAGAAATCCTCAACAAAGAAATCGAAGCTGAAGAAATCCGGCACACAGGAGAACTCCGCCGCGCCCGCCTCGCCGACCTGAAAGACGCACAAGACTATTCTGACGCTTTAGAGCGCATCACGCAGGAGACCGGTGACGTGGTGTTTGGCGTGCGGCAGCGCGACATCGAGAACGAGCGCCGGCAACTGAGCCGACGCGACGAACTCATCAACATCATCACTGGCGGAAACCTTCGGCTCATCAATCTGGAAAAAGACCTCGCCCTGGAACGCGAACTGATTCGCCACGAAAGCGCCGTGCGTCAATTAGAGGCGCAGCGGGCGCGCATTCAGGCCGAGGTGGCAAACGAACAGCGCCGCACCGAACTGTTGCAGGCCATTGACGGGCGGATTCAGGCCGAGACGCTACAAGCCGCGCAGAACGTGGCTGATATTGAAGCCGAAGCCAACGAGAAGCGCTTGCAACAAATAGAGACGTTAGGCGACAGAATTCAAGGGCAACTCTCACGCATTGCCGACAACTGGCGGCGCGGCGGTTTCCGCGCCGCCTTAGCCGGCATGTTGGAAGACTTCGCTAATTTCCTGCAACAACTCGTTTTTAAGGCGTTGGCGGCTAAAGTCGCCGAAGCGATTTTAGGTCGCCTCGGTACCGGCGACAACTCCGGCGGCGGCGGCGGCGGGTTCTTTTCGCGGCTGTTCGGCATCGTTATTGGCGCACTGGCGGGCGGTTTCGGCGGCGGGGGCCGCACGACGGGGGCCAACGTCATCAGCGGTTCGCCGCGCGGACTGGGCGGCGCGGCGGCGACGGGCGGGTTGATTACCGGCCCCGGCCACGACACGAGCGACAATCTGCTGGCCCGACTCTCGCCCGGCGAATTTGTGGTGCGCGCCCGCGCGGTGCGCGCCATCGGCCTGACGGCCCTGGAGCAGATTAACCGCTTCGGGCGGTTGCCGGCTTTGGCCGACGGCGGCCTGGCGTCTTTTGGCGAGCGCGGCCCGGACGTGGCGTACTTCCCTTCGCCCGGCTACGTCTTCAACGCTGATGAGCCGCGCGGCCCGGTTCGCGGGCCGCGCGGCGACACGACTAGCAACAGCACGCAGGTCAACAACTACACCATCAACTTGCCGCCGCCGCGCACGGGCAGCTACGAACGGCCCGCCTCGCGCCGCGAAGCCGCCGAAACCGCGCTGGCCTTTCTGCGCGGCAGAGGAAGAAGGTGAAATTGTTAATCGTTGATTGAAAATTGGAAAGTTGAAATTGTCGGCGGCGGCGCGCGCCGCAAGTCTGCAATTAACAATTTCCGATTAACAATCTTCAATTTCAAATTTTATGGCAGCAACTTTTTTATTCGACGAGATTATTTTTGACACCGACGTTATCAAGGGTTTGTCGCCAGACGCGGCGTTGGCTGGCTGGCCGGCCTTCGCCAACACGACGATTCAGAACCCGGCGACGGGCAACGCGCAGGTCAACGTCAACCGGCTTGACGCGCGCGAGCGCGTAGTAGCGGATTTGGAGGGCCTGACGCCGGAGCAATCCGCTTACCTAATGAAAATGTGGCGCGGCGGCTACGGCAACGCGGTGGGCTTTCGATGGTTGGTGTTGTGGGACTACACGGCCACGCTCGAAGGCTTTGGCACGGGCAACGGCGCGAACACGCAATGGGCCTTGAAGCGCACCTACCGGCGGCCCGGCGTGACGGCGCGCGAGGACGTGCGGCAAATCATCAAGCCCGTCGTACAGGTCGCCAAAGAGACCAACGGCTTCCAACTCTATGAGGCCGACGGGGTGACGCCGCGCACGCCCGCGCAGCCGCTGACAATCTATGTCAACAGCGTCGAGCAAACCAGCGGGTGGACGGTAAACGCCAAAACCGGCGTGGTGACTTTCGCGGCGGCCCCGGCCAACGGCGCGGTGTTGCAGTGGTCGGGGCAATTCGATGTGCCGATGCGCTTCCGCGACAACGAACTCTCGCAACAAACGGACACGGTGGCGAACGTCCGGCAGGTCGTCTTCGAGGAAATCCTGCCCGTCGAACTCGGCCTCAGCTTGTTGGATTTGGGAGTGATTTAGTGGTGAATGGTGAATTGGGCGGCAGGCGACGCGGAGCGTTCCGACATTAACCATTAACCATTCACCATTAGAAAGCTATGCCCGTCAGCGCACAAATGAAGGACCACCTAGCCGGCAACGTGCTGACGTTGTGCGAGGTCTGGGAGATGGTGGCGGCCAACGGCCAGACGGCGCGTTATTGCAACCACACGCGCCGTCTGGCGATAGACGGCGAGAACTACTACGCCGCGCCGGTGGAGTTTCCGCGCCCGGCGCGCAGCTTGGGCCTGGAGCCGAACACGGCGGAACTGACCGGCGTGTTGGACGCGCAAGTGACGAAGCCGGACCTCTACGCTGGCGTGTGGGACGACGCGCGGGTGCGGTTGCGCTACGTCAATTGCATGGATTTAACGATGGGCGGCGTGGCCGAGCAGCGCGGCTTTGCGGCTAATATCTCTTTGCGCGGGAAGTATTTCACGGTGCAGATGGATTCGTTGAGCCGCGCGTTGCAACAGTCAATCGGCGCGCTCACCTCGCCCATTGACCGCCAGCGCACGCTCATCGAACTGGGCGCGAACGAGCTCACGTTCAGCCACGATTTGCAGGTGGTTGACGACGGCGTGGAGCAGGATTACTTCCCAGTGACGTTCGCCATGCCGTCGGCCAACTACTTCGACTTCGGGCGGGCGCTCTTTACCACCGGCGCGAGCGCGGGCCGCTCGATGGAAATCAAAACCGCCACCCAGGACGGCACGCTGACCCGCGTGCGCTTACAGTTGCCGATGCCGGCCTCCATCGGCCCGCCCGATGAGGTGACGCTCTTGGCCGGCTATGACGGGAAGCGCACGACGTCGCGCGATAAATTCGCGCTGGCTGTAAATTTCGACGGCGAGCCGGATTTGCCCGGATTGTCGCCGTTGCTGCGCTACCCATTGTCGTGAAGGGATGAAGGATGAAGGATGAACCGGAACAGAAACGGGCTGGGATTGCCGCTGAAGCCCTGACGTGGGTGGGCACGCCCTTTCGGCATCAGGGTTCGCTGAAGGGTGTCGGCGTGGACTGCGGCAATTTTATCGCCGGCGTCGCGCTGAACTGCGGTTTGCCCAAAGTCGTGGACTGGACAAACGACTACCAGCGGCAAACGTCGTCCGACGTGCTGGAAAAACTGTTGACCGACGGGCTGGATTTGCTTGACGGCGATGCGGCCCTGCGACAGGGCGACGTGCTGGCCTTTCACGACGGACGGCAGACGCGGCAGCCGCGCCATTTGGCGATTGTGGTGGAAGTCAGCGCGGACGGCCTAATCTATATCGTGCACGCCTCGGAGCGGGGCGTGCGCCGCCATCGCCTGAGTCGGCAACTGCGCGACCTGCTGCACAGCGCGTGGGCGTTGCGGCTGAACGACGAGCGGTAAAACGACGAGCGGTAGGTGGTTAGTGATGTTGAGTGTTGAGGAAAAGCGAGAGTTAAAGGATCGCAAGCGAGCTGAGTTGCTGGCCGCTTTCCGCGCGGGCCGGCTGCGCGACCCGCTATCGGGCTTCTTGATTTCGCTGGCGGTCAGCGCGGCGGTGTCGGCCGCCAGCTACGGGCTGGCGCTGCTGTTTGCGCCTAAGCCGCCAGTGCGCCGCGTCGGAGAACTGACGGGCGATTTACAGGTGCAGCAGTCCTCGCAGGGCGCGCTCATCACTGAGATTTATGGGGCCGCGCCCGACGCGCAGGGCGGCGGCGGCCGCGTAGCGGCCAACATTATCTGGACTTCGGGCTTGCGCCGCCACGTCACCACTACGCGCACCGGCGGCGGCAAGGGCGGGGGCGGCGGGGGCGGGGGCCAAACGGTGGAGACCGTTACCTACGATTTGGATTTAGCCTGTCTTTGGGGGCGCGGGCCGCTGTTGCTGAAAAAACTCTGGGCCAACGCCGAGATACTAACCGACATCACCGGCGGCGTGGGCGGCGACCCGTCGGGCATCTACGAAGCCGAAGACTACAACGCGACGGGCGAGGTCGTGGCCGACGAAAACGCTTCCCTGCTCCAGGCCGTGCGCTTGACGAGCGGCGAAGCCGTCCTTGTGACGGGCGTGCCACGCACGCGCATCGGGATTCCGAATTCGCCCTCGTACCTGCACTTCCGCACGGAAGGCGGCGCGGCGACGGTGGAATACGTCATCAACGGCGGCAGCCCCGTGAGCATAGCCTTGCCCGACGCGCCAGTCTATGAATCGCTGACGCACACCCTGGGGCTCGGCAGCGGCGACAACGACGTGCAGATTACCTGCACGTCCGGCACGGCGGTGATTGATTACCTCTACGTCGCGCCGCCTTTGCCCGACCCGGACGGCGAAGGCGGCGGCGGAATTCTGGTGCGCCCGTCGGGTTTGCGCGCGCCCGAAGTGGCCGCTGACGCCGCTTACGCGCAGGACGCCTTTCCCGACCCGGCGGATTTGCCGCAGAGCAAACACCGCTACAACGCGCCTTTCAGCCTCGACACCGATAACGGCCAACTGGCGCAGTACGCGACGCTGGCCGCCGCCGGCAACGCGCTCATCACCCATTACGCCGGCACGGAACAGCAGTTGCCCGACCCGACTATCGAGGCGGCGGTGGACGCGGCGCAGGGCGCGGGCAGTACGCCTAGCTACCGCCGCCGCGCCTACACCGTGCTGAAGCAATTTTTCCTGACGGACTTCGGCGGCGTCTTGCCTAATTTCAACGCGCTGCTCGAAAACACGCTCATCAAGACCATCGGCCACATTGCCGCGTCTTTCTGTGGCCGTGTCGGTCTAGCGGCGGCAGATTACGATTTTACGGCGGTTGACGCGCTCAAGGTGCGCGGCCTGACCCTTAGCGGCCAACAATTTCAGCCGGCCGAGGCGTTGCAGCAGTTGGCTGACGCCTACGAACTGTGGTTCGCCGAACAGGACGGGCGAATTACCGCCGGGCTGTGGTCGGACGACACGCCGGTAGCTACGATTCCGGGCCGCGAAGTGGGCTGGATTTCGGCCAACGATGCGGGCGACGACAGCGCCAAGGCCCTGCCCGGCGTGGACGTTAATTTCACGCCGGCGCGCGAGTTGCCCCGCACTGTCACGGTGCGTTTCCGCGACCCGGCGCGCGACTACGAAGTCAACAGCCAATCGCTGTCGCGGCAAATCGTGGCGGGCGCGGGCGAAGAAACCGTCAACCTCGAATTCCTGACGCTGACTGCGGACGAGGCGCGCGCTGTCGCCGGGCGCAAACTCTACCGCCGGTATGTCGAAGCCACGCAACACCCCTTCACGCTCCCCATGAAATACCTCTGGCTCGCGCCGGGCCAGGTGGTGGACATCGTGGAAGACGACGGCTTCACGCACCGGCTAAGGCTGACGGCCATCAAGGGCGGCATCGGCGTCCTGGAGTGCGAAGTCGCACCCGTTCACGCCACGCTCTACACGCAGCCGGCGGCGGGCGAGCCGGGCGTCTTCGAGCCGCCGCCCGTGACCGTACGCGGGGCCACCGTCGGCGCGCTGCTCGACACGCCCTTGTTACGCGACGGCGACGCCACGAACAACAACGGCGTCGGCCTCTATGTGGCCGCACGACCCCTGCGCGCCGATGCGGGGCTGGC